ACACCTACTTGGCCCACATCCTTGTGACTGATCTGTTCAAGTATGGCCGCATCCACTGTGGCCTTGATGTCTGCAGGCTGTGCTGTGAGATCAATCAAGGTACGATTGCGTTCATAATCATCCAATACACGATGTTCCACACCGTCAGGATCTGTCCAGCGTTGCAACATCATGTTGTTCCAGTTATAGCCTTTTTTGTCTTTGTCCTCGAACGCTTCCTGGAGTCCGACCTTGTTTTTAGTTCCTTTGGTCCTGACACCTGGGTAGGCGCTAAACACATTGTCGCTACTATCTCCCCGCATGCATTTTTCAAACAGAAGCCACGCTGGGTTAGGGATTGTTTTAGGTTCCTTAGTTTTCTTATCGACAACCGCTTTGCCTTTGGCATCGAAGATTCCTTCCAGGGTGATAAGTTCGTCGGTAATTCCGTTGTACTGCTGAACATTGGGTGCTACCAGTTGAACAAAATCAGTGTCACTGCTGACTATGACATGTTCGTCTTGGGGATGTAGTGCAATCCAGCGAGCTATGACGTCGTCGCCTTCGGCTGTAGCACAACGGATCACGCTACAGTTGGTTTTTTCACTCAAGTATTTAGTCAAAGCGTCATAGGTTTCCCAGAACATCTTGTCTTCTTCGACTTCGGCTTCTGTGAGTGCGGCACGGGCCACAGCACGATTGTTTTTGTAGGGCTTGTACAGGTCCTTGCGCCAGCTTCGTCCTTCCAGGGCAAATACCATGTGATCGGCTTCAAAACGCCGTGCCATTTTGTTGGCAGCCATGAGTGTGACGTGCAGGGCAAAACCTACTTTTTCCCAGGTATCACTGGCCCTGAAAGCACCGTGTCGGGCACGGAAGAAAAGATTGGCAGTATCTACGAGAACATATTTCATACAACAATTATAGCATAGATTTGAACATAAGTCAATCAGATAAACCGATTAGACATGATATAATTCAATAAAAATCTATGGAAAACTGAATGTCCGTCTTGACCAAAGTGCCAACTATCGGGCGCAACTGTGTGTATGCCCTGGGCACGTATTATGGAGTGATAGGTTGATTTGGGATCATAAGGTCCAATATAACTGGGACCCCAGTCGTGTCGATCGGTTACTAGTGAAAAATCATTGTTACCATTGAAAAAAATATGTTGGATTCTTTGATCCGTGAGCTCTTGGTGAAAATCCCAAATCTCTTTGTGGGCTTGTTGTGTTTTGTGTTTCCAGTCTGTGTCGATTACAAAAGTGCGATATTTTTCTTGTAGTGCTTGCGGAACGTCATCCATGCCACTGGCACCTACTTGATAATGCACGCCTTCGTGCAACCACTCTTCACGCTCCCAGGTGCTCCATTGTATGATGACAAGCACATTGTCATAGTTTACTTGTTGACACAACCAATCACGTGTGGTGCGCAGGATGCGTGCATTAGAGCTGGCGCTTTCGGCCGAGCAGTGGAATCCGGCTTTGAGTGCGAGGCTGAGCAACCGACCCCAGCTGACAGCCAAGTTGGCCGGATGTGGTATCCTACCCAGTGGCGTCAGTGCTGGGTCGTCTTCAGCAAAAGCACAAGGGTTGACGGCCTCGGCTGCTGCGGTATGGCTGTCACCGTTGACATACAGAATCATGACACTTCGCTGCGACCATCACCTATGTCGCGGCTTTTGACCACACGATTTGGATTCATGGCCTGTTCCTGTTCCCAGGTTTCTAACACCACGTTGCGGCACACAGCTTGGAACCAACGATCCACGATGTCGTTGTCGGTGTCATCGGGCTTCATCTGATATCCGGCTCGTACCAGATTGGCCACAAACTTTTCATTCCAGTCTAGTTCAAAACTGCCCTGGTGTAGATTATCAGGATCCACCTCCATGCCAAGCATGGCCACATAAGGTTCGCCACGTTCTGTGGCCAAGTCCTTGGCAGATTTCTCCACCCGTGGTGCACGAGGTTGTGCGGATTCTTTGGCAGGTTTTTTTCCAAAGCGTTTTTTTATTTTGTCAAAAAATTTCATTGTTACTCCTTTAGTTGCCACATTAAATGTTCCTGGCGAGCATGCCATTTGTATTCAATCACGGGTGTTCCTGGACCGGTCCAGGTAGCAATCCCACGATAGGCCTGGGTTCCGGGCCATAGTCTACGTCCTGTGATTGCACATCGTTGGGGCCATACCACCCTGCACAGTTTCCATTCGGCTCGAATATAAAAACTGCCATCATCCATGCCGGGTATAGGACTCATGATCTTCTTGTATTTCCATAGTGTAACACAGTGGCCCCGGATAGATCCTGGTCGACACTGCGCCAGGGATCAACTATTACGCTGCCTGGCTGTATTTCACAGTAGGGTCGAGTTGCTTCTTGTGTTCCGGTGTAATCATAGGTTATCTGGCGATTGTGTGCCCACAAAAACACAGCAGGACCATCTATGGTATCCAGGCAACGATCTCGATCATCGGCCAAGGGATCCACGTAGACTACAGGCAAGCCATGTTCACGTATGTAATAGCCCACCAAGGTCGAATAACTGCCGATGCAGTATGGCACATCAGGCTTGTAGGCTTTGCCGTGTATGACTATGGGCAAATTGTAGCGATTGGCCTGGTCGATCAAGAATCGAGCAAGATTGCGGGCCTGCAGTTCTCGGGCCTGCATGATTGTGTCAAACATGTCATAGCCGATGTCATATTCTTCAGCCAACCAACGCAGGGCTATGTTGTCTCGAGGATGGCAAGCACCTGCATCGCCCATGCCTGCGGTCATGTACTTGGGTCCCATGATACGCTGGGTACTACGTGCTAATGCGTTGGTCACAACATCCACGTTGATGTTGCCTATACGCATGGCAAAGTCCTGTATCATGTTGGCCAGGCCTACTTTGGCACTGATAAACGTATTGTAGAATATCTTGATTGCTTCGCACTCTTCCCAGGTGCCGATTTCGTATCTAGGATTGTTGCGAACCATGGGTTGATATAGAGCTACTAGTTCTTGAGCCAAGTCAGTGTGATCACCGTGTTCTGTACCAATCATGATCATTTCTGGGTTAACCATGTCCCATTTGACACTGCCCATGGCTATGAGGTATGGGTTGTACAAGAATTGATGTTGTTTGTTCAACAAGCCGGCAAATCTCTGGCGGGTGGTACCAGGCAACACTGTGCTGATCAACACAACTTTTTTGGGCGTGGTAGCAAAGTGATTGATCTTGATCAGGCTGTCCTGCACAGCTTCGTGTATGAAATCCTTGGGAGGCATGTGGCTGCTGGGCACACTTCCATCATAGCCTTCCAAATGCGGAGTAGGTACAGCCACAAATATCCAGTCACTGGACTGTATGACTTCTTGTATGTCGCACACTTGAACTGTGCTGGACGTGCGTGGAGCGATGTCATAGCCACGCACAGTGTAGTGTTCGGCAAAAACTTCGGCCGCATCCATACCCAATTTGCCCAGTCCAATGAATCCAACGTTGATCATTTGCCCCATCCGTTGCCCCATAAGTCCACATGTAATCTAGGACTGTAGTTCCAGCCCTGCGCACAGCAGATATCTGCTATGCGCTTTTTGTTTTTATCGTAGGGCTCGACAACACCGCCCTGTGGCATCAAATAGATCACACCTGTAAATCCTGCACGACGATACGCATCAGTGGCACGTATGGCTTCGTCGATATGCTCATCGGTTTCAACCACAAACTTCAAGTAAGTGTGTCCGATGTTGGCATAGCTCATCACGATGTCAGGACAAATAGCGTCTTCCCACTTCTCACCACTTGCACTGAGTTTGGCGCTGACACTAAAGGTCAATGCTGATGTACCTTTTTTGCCCAGGCGTGGATTCAAGGTCCAGTCTAGTAGAAAGTGTTGAAAGTCTTTGTGGAGTTCTTGAGTGCCATTGGTCTCAAATGTGATGTTTTTCAAGTCTGCCATTCTTGGGTGGCTCAACAATTCGCCGTAAGCACGTTGCCAGCCCAGCAAAGGTTCACCGCCGGTGATCACAAGATGCACGTCGTTGCCATTGTTCTGCACCCACTGATTATTGGGTGTAAGTGCCAACATGCGTTCTACCAGTTCTTCTGTGGTCTGAGTTGGACTCAAGTGTTTGTAGGCCGGATGCCAGCTCGCATACGAATCACAACCAGTTTCTACCAAAGGCAAACTGTTGAAATCTTTGTAAAGCTCTATGGTCTTGGCCACATCATCGGCACCTGTGCTCTTTTCTCCTGGACGACAACCAAATCCTGCACAGGTAAAGTTACAACCATAGGTGCGTAAAAATACCGACGGCACACCCACAAAACGACCTTCGCCTTGCAAGCTGTAAAAAACTTCTGAAACTTTTATTTTACTCATCTGCGACCTTTATAGAGATACCTTTGTAAGAATATGTTGTTGTGTCACCGGATTTGGACTTGTCTAGACTGTTAAAGATAGATTGGAATTCTTTTTGTGTTAGTTCAAAATAGTCTATGGGTTGCTTTGCTGTTTCTATGGCTTCTGCCATTTGCTCAGTTAATGTGGGTTTACGATATTTTATTTTCATATGTTTATTTAGATTGCCACCATGATTCCCAAGGAAATACAATCCAACAATCTTCTTCAGCTTTATTTAGATCAACTGCACTGTAACTGACAGGAATTTCTGACTTGCTGGATTCGTTGTCAACCAGCACTGCCACACGCACATTGTGACCCCAGATGTGGTCCCATACTGGACTGGTGCTGAAACAACTGCTCATCCAAT